CTGAGGATGCCTTAAGGCTATACTTTCAAACTGGTTCTGTTGTTGGTCGTAGTTACACTCAAGATGGTGAGTTTAACAATGCTAGAGTTCCTATTCAAGAGCTTGCCAAAAATAGTGGTCAAGGAAAAATAAGTTCTTTAGTTAACAGCTATAACCATTATCTACAAATGCTTAGAGATGTAACTGGGTTAAATGAAGCTAGAGATGGCTCTATGCCTGATCCAGACTCATTAGTTGGCTTACAAAAATTAGCGGCCCTTAACAGTAACACTGCAACAAGACATATTCTTGATGCTAGTTTAGATATTACAAGAGACCTTGCTACAGCGTTAACATGTAGAGTATCTGATGCATTAGAATACCACCCACACAAGGAGGAGCTTGTTATGCAGATTGGTAAATATAATGTCAACTTACTTAAGGAAATAAGTGACCTGCATATATATGACTTCGGTGTATTTATAGAAATGGCACCAGATGACGAGCAAAAACAAATGCTTGAGCAAAACATTCAAATGGCACTGTCAAAGGGATCTATTGATCTTGATGACGCTATAGATATTAGAGAGGTTAAAAATGTAAAACTTGCAAACCAACTTCTTAAGGTTAAGAGAAAACGAAAAGAAAAGGAGAGACAACAGTTTGAGATGCAGAAGATTCAACAACAGCAACAAGCTCAGATGCAATCACAACAAATGGCAGCTCAAGTTTCGGCACAAAAACTTCAAATGGAAACTCAGTCTGAGATGCAGATCGCACAAGCAAAAGCTGGTTTTGATATTGAAAGAATGCGTGGCGAGGCAGCTATTAAGTCTGAACTTATGCAGTTAGAATTTCAGCTGAACATGCAGTTAAAAGGTGTTGAAGCTGAGGCATTAAAGTCTAGAGAAGATTTAAAAGAAAAAGCAAAGAGTGATAGAATTAGCAAGCAAAATAGCCAACAATCTAAATTGATAGATCAGCGTAAGAAGGATCTCCCTCCTATTAACTTTGAGTCTAATGAAGACACGCTAGATGGTTTTGATCTTGCTGAGTTTGAACCTAGATAATTATAATATAATAATTCGTAATTTTGCGCAGTAAATTTAATTTAATATGGAAATAAAAGTAAAAGCGGTCCCAGGACCAGGAGAAAAGTCTGTACAAGAAGTTGAGAATGAACTACTTGAGCAGCATGAAGAAAAAACAGAGGTTGTTGAAGAGCAGCCTACTGAAACCGCTACTGAAACTGTTGAAGAGCAGTCAGTAGAGCAAGAAACAACTGAAGAAGTTGAAGAGCCTCAGTTTACTGAGGACGACGTTCTTTCATTTATTAAAGAAAGATATAACAAAGAGATTAACTCTGTGGATGATTTGTTTTCTCAACGTGAAGCAAACGATGATTTACCAGAGGACGTATCTGCCTTCTTAAAATACAAGAAGGAGACTGGTCGAGGGATTGACGATTTTATGAAGCTACAAGCCGATTATGATAAGATGAACCCTGATCAAGTATTGCGTGAGTACTATGCCTCTACAGAAAGTGACTTAGATTCAGAAGATATTGAGTATCTTATGAGTCAAAAATTTTCTTATGATGAAGAGTTGGATGAGGATTCTGATGTTAAGGCAAAGAAAATCGCAAAGAAAAGAGAACTTGCGAAAGCAAAGAAGTACTTCAATGAATTAAAGGAGACATACAAGGTGCCTACCGAGTCGGCTAGTACACCTGTCAACGAAGATGAAGCGGAGACTTACAATGCTTACAAGGAATATATATCACAAGCACAGTCTATTCAAGAAGAGAATGCTAAGAAATCAGAGTATTTTCAGAAGAAGACGGATGAAATTTTCAGTGACGAATTCAAAGGTTTTGGGTTCAAGGTCGGTGATCAAGAGATTCTGTTTAGCCCTGGAGAAACAAAGGAAATCAAAGCTCTTCAATCTGATGTTAACAATTTTATCTCTAAGTATTTAGATGATAATGGAATGGTTACTGATGCGGCTGGATACCATAAAGCACTTGCTGCTGCTATGAATCCTGAAAAGTTGGCTACTTTCTTTTATGAGAAAGGTAAGGCTGATGCCGTAGTGGATGGCTCAAGACAGTCCAAAAATATAAACATGGATTTAAAGAGTTCACCTCAAAAAATAAGTAATGATTCTGGATTTAAAATTAGAGCATTAGATACAGACAGTGGGCGTGGATTAAAGATTAAAAAACGATAAAAACACAACACAAAAAATTAAAAAATTATGGCATTATCTGTAAACTCAACGCCAGGATTTAGCTTAACACCGAGTCCATCTCAACAAGTTACTCCTGCGTCTTACATTTCAAGTTTTGACTTTTTAAGTCAATACTTACCTGACACTCATGAAAAAGAATTTGAGCGTTATGGAAACCGATCTATCTCTTCTTTCTTACGTTTAGTAGGAGCTGAGATGCCTTCTAACTCTGACCTAATCAAATGGACTGAGCAAGGAAGACTACACATTAAATATACATCTGTAACATCTGCTGGATCTTCTACTGATGACACTGCTGTATTCACTGTAGCTGACGCTGGAATTTCAGCTGTAGCTATTAGAAAAGGACAAACAGTGATGATCTCTGATAACACTGCTGCTTCTACATTGAACAACAAAGGTATCGTTACTAACGTATCTGGTCTTGACTTTACTGTTGCTTTTTACGAAGCTGGTGGACAGGCTAACTACGCTGGAAGTGTAACTGTATTTGTATACGGTTCTGAATTTGCTAAAGGTACTAACGGTATGGAAGGTGCTATTGAAGCTGAAAGCGAAATCTTTGAGAACAGCCCAATTATCTTGAAAGATAAGTACGCTGTAAACGGTTCTGACATGGCTCAGATCGGATGGGTAGAGGTAACAACTGAAAACGGTGCTTCTGGATACCTATGGTACTTGAAGTCTGAGCACGAAACTCGTCTACGTTTTGAGGATTACCTTGAGACTTCTATGATCGAAGCTGTGCCTGCTGAAGCTAACTCAGGAGCTATCGCCTCTGCTAAAGGTACTGAAGGTTTACTTTACGTACTAGAGAATCGTGGTAACGTTGCACAAGGACAATTAACTGCTCTTACTGAGTGGGATGACGTTGTTGCTCGTTTAGATAAGCAAGGAGCTATCGAAGAGAACGTGATCTTTGTAGATCGTGGAATGTCTTTTGATATCGACACTATGTTGGCTGCACAGAATAACTTCGGTTCTTCAGGTTCATCTTACGGATTGTTTGATAACGATCAAGACATGGCATTAAACCTTGGATTCACAGGATTCCGTAGAGGTTATGACTTTTACAAGTCTGACTGGAAATACTTGAACGACGCTACTATGCGTGGTGGTATTACTGGTGGAGCTATCAATGGTGTATTAGTACCAGCTGGATCAACTACTGTATACGATCAAGTATTAGGAAAGAACGCTAAGCGTCCATTCTTACACGTTCGTTATAGAGCTGACCAAGCTGAAGATCGCAAAATGAAGTCATGGATCGTTGGTTCTGCTGGCGGTGCTTCAAACAGCGACCTAGACGCTATGGAAGTTCACTTCTTGTCTGAAAGAGCTCTTTGTACTTTAGGTGCAAACAACTTCTTCTTATTCAAGTAAGATTAAACATAAGTAGTCCTTACCCTCGTCGTTGTGACGGGGGTAATTACTACTCTTATAAACTTTAAATTTAATTAAAATGAAAAAACAAAAGGTCCTTAAGGACAGAACCTATCGATTATCAGGGGCAACCGCTCCTTTGAGTTATTCAATCAGAACAAGAAACTCAAGAAGAAAACCACTACTACACTTTGACGGAGAGTCAAACAGAGCGTTGAGATACGCATCAAACCAAAAAACACCATTTGAAGATGAACAGGATGGAAATGCAATCCTAGAACCTGTGGTTTTTGAGAATGGATTCTTATATGTTGACAAGACAAATGTAGTACTACAGGAATTTTTATCAATACACCCTGACAACGGAAGTGTTTTTGTTGAGGTAGATACGGAGAAAGACGCTTCAGTTGAAGTTGAAAACTTGGACTATCAGTTAGAAGCACAGCTACAAGCTAGAGATCTTAATATAGAGATGCTAGAAACCATTGGTAGAGTTGTATTAGGAATGAATATAGACAAGATGTCTACAGCTGAACTTAAGAGAGACGTTAGATTATACGCTAAGAACGAACCAGAGGACTTCTTAGACACTCTAAACGATCCAATGCTTAAGCTACAGAACTTAGCATCAAAATTATTAGATGAGGGCTTATTAAGGCTTAAAAACAATAATAAGGATGTATACTTTAACTTAGGTGGTAATAAAAAGAAAATGATTACCCTTCCATTTGGAGAATCTCCAGTTTATACTATTGCATCTTACTTCCAAACCGATGAGGGTATAGAGGTAATGACTATGCTAGAGAATAAACTAGAAGAGTAATATAAAATTACATACACATGCTAGACCCCTTCAAAAACGGAGGGGTTTATTTATTTTTACTATCTTTGCATAAATTGTTATAGAGATGATAAACAGCGTAAGAAACACCGTACTAGCGGTGGCTAACAAACAAAACTTCGGATACATCACTCCCTTCGATTTTAACCTATATGCAAAGCAAGCACAGCTTGATATCTTTGAAGATTACTTCTATAGATATAGCCAGTGGATTACTAAGCAAAACGTTAGACAATCTGGAAGCGGGTACTCTGATCATGTAAAAAACATTGAACAGGCTATAGATATATTCTCAACTATAAATACACCTGATGATACAAACGGGCCAGTATTTCCGATACCCAATGATTACTACCTATTAAACGTAGTTAGATATGGAAGCACGGAAATTGAAAGGGTTTCTAACAGTAAGCTATTACACCTTACATCATCAAACCTAACCGCACCTACCACATCATTTCCTGCATATGCTATGAATGGTTCAGATATAACCGTATATCCTAGTGCAATAACCACTGGTGTAACTATACAGTATATAAGAAAACCATTAGACCCTAAGTGGACGTATGTTGCATTAGGCGCTGGAGACAGTGAACCTGTTTTTGATCAGTCAGCTACTGACTATCAAGATTTTGAACTTCCACCAGAGGATGAGCCATTGTTGGTTGCTAAAATCTTACAGTATGCTGGTATCTCTATAAGAGAAAAAGATCTGTATGTTTCAGGTCAAAACGAAGAAGGTAAAGAAACTCAAAAACAAGGATAATGGCATACTTAACAGGATACGAATACTACGAAAACAACGGTAACCTCCCAGAAGATGCTAATTGGGGTTCATACCAGTACACATCATTAAAGGATATAGTTAACAATTTTATGCTAATGTACGTTGGCAATGATAAGCTTGTTAATAATGCTGAAAGATATAACGTTCTTTTTCACGCTAAGCGTGGGATACAGGAATTGAACTACGATGCAATGAAGGAGACTAAGATAGTAGAACTTACTGTCTGTGACAATCTAAAGGTTGTGCTTCCTCCTGATTTTGTAAATTGGAATAGAATATCTTTATTTAAGGACGGAACATTATTTCCATTAACAGAAAACATACAAACAAACTTTGCTAAGAGTTATCTGCAAGACAACGATTGTAGAGTTCTTTTTGACCAGGATGGAGATGTACTTATAGGAACATCATTACTTGATGGGACAAGAATCGACGGAATGCATAAAACACAATATTTAGGTGACGGGCCTTTTCATGGAAGCTTAGGCTATAGCATTGACGGTCAATGGATATTTGATTTTTCAATAGGAGCTAGGTACGGAAGCAATTCTGAAACAGCTAATATGAACCCAACATTTAAAATTGACAAAGCAAATGGTGTAATAAACTTTAGCTCACACATGACAGACGAGATTGTGGTTATAGAATACATATCAGATGGAATGGAAGGTGGAGATGATTCTAAGGTTAGTGTAAATAAACTATTTGAAGACTACATATATGCGTACATTAAGTATGCGATATTAAACTCTAAATTTGGTGTACAAGAATACATCGTTAACAGGGCTAGAAAAGACAAGAGTTCTTTGTTGAGAAATGCAAAGATTAGATTAAGCAACATTCACCCTGGCAGACTACTCATGAACATGAGAGGTCAAAATAAATGGATAAAGTAGTATGAAAGTAAATAAGAATTTTATTGGGTCCAGGATGAATAAATCCTTGGATGAGAGGCTTTTAAAACCTGGAGAGTACATTGATGCGATGAATATTCGTATCTCATCACCAGAGGGTGCAGAAGCTGGATCAGCTGAGAATGCTAAGGGTACTGAAAAGCTAACTACATTAACTCATAATGGATTACCTCTTTCAAACCCTGTATGTATTGGTGCATTTGAAGACGGAGAAAGAGAAACCATATACTGGTTTGTTACTAGTGACAATGTTGACATGATAGTCTCATTTAACGAAAACACATCATTATTAGTTAAACATGTTGTCAGTAACACTGTTTTAAATTTTTCTAGCCAAAACCTAGTAAATGGTATAAACTTAGTAGACGACCTATTATTCTTTACAGATAACTACAACCAACCAAGAAAGATAAATGTTACTAGATCATACCCTGCTCCAATAGCAGGTGTAGATCAAATAACTGAAGACGATATATCAGTAATAGTAAAACCACCTGTTGAATCTCCAAAAGTTGTTCTTGCTATAAATAATAGTGAAGAGAACTATATAGAAGACAGGTTTATAAGATTTTCATATAGATACAAGTATAAAGACGGAGAGTACTCTGCTCTTTCTGAGTTTTCAGATTTAGCTTTTAATCCACAAGGCTTTAGGTTTGATTTTGGAACCTTTGACAACGAGGGGATGTTAAATAGGTTTAATGAAGCTAGGGTCACTGTAAATACTGGAAGCGAAAAAGTTATAGGGCTAGATGTATGCTTTAAGCAATCAAACTCTAACACAGTTAACGTTATAGATAAATACATAAAAGCAGATGAAAGTTGGGCTGACAATATGGACTATACCATTAGGTTTAGCAAGCAGAAAATTTACACAGCTCTACAGGATTCTGAAATACTAAGGCATTTTGACAATGTTCCAAGATTTGCTAAAACTCAAACAACAATGGGTAATAGAATAATATATGGAAACTACGTGGATGGATATAACATTGACACCGTTGTTGATTATGATGTATTTGGAATTACAGAGGACGCTCAGGAAGAAACTATACCAACTCAAGATAACGACACAAATATAGTGTTGGATTTTGCAGGTATAGATTTGTCTGAAGGAAAAACAATATCAATATCTCTTAACTTAGTAAGTCAAGGATTTAGTTCTATATCATATCCAGGTGGTGAAAATGATTTTCAGGACTCATGGTCATTTACACTTCCTAGAGACTACTATAGTGCTGTTGATTTAGCTACAAGCCAAGAGTTTATAAATGCTATAACACTTACTGACCAGTGGACAAATACTGACGATAATTACTCTCTTACAGATGTGTTCTTTTCATCTATAGTATCAGATGCAAACTGGAGTAAAGTAAATGGGGTTGTAACAAATACAACTTCTCAGGGAGGTTTTACTATATCAAATCCTAGTAATGATACTATACAGCTAAATATTATGGGAATCGCTTATGAAGAAATAGCAAACCCAGGGGCTTTTGTGTATGAGTACTTTGAATACTCAGCACCAAGCACTGAAATATTTTCGGATGAACAAAGAAAGAGTCTACATAGTAACAGAGATTTTGAGGTAGGGATAGAATATTTAGATGAATACAGCAGAGCCTCAACTGTTCTGATAAGCGAGAAAAATAGCGTGTTTTTTGATGCATCTACTTCTAGTAAGAAAAATAGTATAAGGGTAAGACTTAATAGCTTAGCACCTTCATGGGCTGAAAGGTATAGGTTTGTGTTAAAACCAAGCAAGACTAGTTATGAAACTATATTCTCAAAATACTGGATACCCTTAGACTATGAGAACTCTTTTTGGGTAAGACTTGACGGAGACAATCAAACCAAGGCTAAAGTCGGCGATACATTAATAGTTAAAAAAGACTCTTTTGGGCCTATAGACAGGCTCGTTAAAACAAGGATACTAGATATTAAGGTTATGTCGGAGGATGAGCTTGGCACTCACCCTACTGGATTATATATGAAAGTAACTCCAGGGAGCTACTCTCTTAGAGAGTTGGATGATGACGATATTTTAGATAGAAGTTATTCAAATAGACCTACAGTGCTAGGTGGTAAAGCTATAAGTGTTTCTGAAGACAACCCTGATCACCCTGACAATGGAGGGTCTGATGCGTCAGCAACGCTTTATAGACCGTTCCCCGTACCAGCTGGAAGTAGGGTTATACTAGACTTTAGATGTCGAAGAGGTGGTACGTATAATTATGACTTTGGTTTTAGGTATGAAGGAGTTTCTAACAACGATTACGACAGTCTTTTTGATTTTATTAAAAATGAAAACATAAACTTTTCTAGTTCAGCAAACATATATGTTGATTCAGGATCCTTGGGAGGTCCTTTAACTAGTAATCGTAATAAGATTGTTTTTAACGAGACATTAGGAAATGCAGTTAGTGTAATTATACCCTCATCATTTTATCCTCCTTTAAATTTAACTGATACCACTACATTGGCTGCTCAGCCTTTTGTTAATGATCAAGCTGAAATAACTGGATATAAAAACAAAGAAAGAGAAATGATGATATCATTTCATGAAGATGCACCAACGGGACGAATGTGGATGGTTCAATATGTTATGAATAATTCACTTAATGATAATGATACCAATAAATTATCAGCCGAAATTAAAATAGAAACTGGATTGGGGACTGTTGTGTTTGAGACAGAGCCTTTAGACAACGATAGTGAGATATACTTTCAAAGTCATAAAAGTTACTCAATAACAAACAGGAATCACTCTGGTAGTCTTCAAGACCAAAACAGCGGTTTGTCTCAGCCTGCTATTATAGACTTAGATCTTTATGATTGCTTTTCTTTCGGAAATGGTGTTGAAAGTTTTAAAATTAGAGACGGATTAGCAAACCCTGGATTTAATATAGGGTCTAGAGTTTCTTCTGTTTCTGAACAAGATTACAAAGAAGCTCACAGGAGTTCAGACGTTACTTATAGTGGCGTATACAATGAAGAGACAAACATAAACAAGCTTAATGAGTTTAATTTAGGACTCGCTAACTTTAAAACACTTGAACAGTCTTTTGGACCTATAAACGTACTACACGGAAGACAGACAGACATACTAGTTCTTCAAGAGGATAAGGTGTCTTATGTACTAGCTGGTAAGAATATATTGTCTGATGCAGTTGGAGGCGGAACACTTACTTCTGTTCCAGAGGTTTTAGGACAACAAGTTTCTAGAATAGAAGAGTATGGTTGTTCTGACATTGAAAGCTTTGCTTCTTACGGAGGCAACGTATTTTTTACAGACGAAAAAAGAGGCGCTGTCATAAACCTAAAGGGTGGTAACAGAAGTGAGCAGCTTAACGTCATATCAAGTCTTGGTATGAGGTCATGGTTTAGAGATAGATTTATAGATAGTAAAAATAATATAAAGCTAGGTTGCTACGACCCTTATATGGGAGAATACGTATTGACATTTACAGATTCAACTTACACTCAAGGTATTGATACATTGGCTTGTGGAGCAGAAATAAACCAATACGAAACCAGCACGGCTACTACATTTAACGTGGACCTAGGATCTGCAATAGGAACAAGCACAATAACTTACAATGTCTCACAAGGGTCTGCTGTAATAAGTGTTGTATATGCATCATCAACGGTTGTAAATCAAACGATAACTGGAAGTGGGACTATAGACTTCACAAAATCAGACCCTGAAACAGAGCAATGCACGGTAACTATAACACCAACAAATGCAACGTTTAGTCTTTCGGTAGGATGTGTAATAGATCAGTCCTTAACTGTATTTAGAATTGTTAAAAATACAAGAGACATGGAAGGGAAAACAGCAACTCACGACTCAAAATTTATATATCCAGGGCCGTTTTCTTTAATTGTACCTCCTTTAACATTACCTGTAACTTTTTTGGGGGGACCAATATCGCAGTGGCACACAAGCACTGGGTTGGCTGGGGATGGCGTGTTCCCATCTGATGGGTCTACAGTAAAAATGCGTCACATTGGTGGTGGCGGAACAGCTAATTGGGAATATGATAGGTTTAAGTATTTAGTGTCTGATACGTTATATACTGCTGATCAGATAGACCAGTTGACTCCGTTGCTAACAACATTAAATGACGTTGAAACATCCATAACATCAATACCTGGAGAAACATATGAGGCAGAGTTCATATATTCAAACCCTAACGGCTATAGATATTTATATCTTGTATGGGATTACGTAGAACCTGACATAGAGTGCTACGGAGGTCAACATTCATTTACTGTTGATGAAGAAGGTAAATATGAAACGATTGTTAACATGCCAAACATTATAGGAGATGTTACGTTTACTTTTGACGTGGGTGACAAACCTGCTAGGATACAGTTGACTTACGTTAACGAAATTGTTGCAGACTCTTTGTTTATTGGAAACGACCTTCCAGATTCTACTTTGGAATCTGAAATAACATCTTTTAGTGGTACGGTACAAGCATACGATTATATCGGAAACGGTCAGTTCGGAGAAACTTATATTGTTCCAAACGCTGGCTTCACTTCTTCAGATATAGCGGTTTCTGACGGATCTGAGACAAGATCAAGCGGTTCGGGGACAGGACAAATTGGAGTTGTGGCAGGCTATCCATCGCCTACAGCGTTAGCATCTGACGGTCAGATTAAACTTGAGTTTTTTAAAGACGCGACAGGATCCTCAGACATAGCTAATCAAGTGAAAGTTACGATATGGTCTGTGAACTCAGGCACAAACACTTGGAGCATGACACCAGGGTGCCCTCAAGACCAGACACTACCTTAAAAATAAATAAATGGCATATACATTAACATACAGTGAATCAGTAAAGGGGTGGCCTTCGTTCTACTCCTTTTATCCAGAGATGATGGTAGGGATGAATAACTACTTCTACTCTTTTAAAGGAGGTAACCTATATAGACACAATACAGGGTCTCAAAGAAACACGTACTACGATGCGTTAACTCCTGACGCTTCAACAATAACTGGTGTAATAAACGATTCTCCATCTACGGTGAAGAAGTTTAAAACCATAAGCTTAGAAGGAACGGCCGCATGGGACTGTACAGTTTTAAGTGATCTAGAGAGCGGATACATAGATTCTACTTGGTTTTCACTAAAGGAAGGTGACTACTACGGATTTATAAGAAGAAACCAAGATGACAACGTATTTGAGGCTAGATCTGCACAAGGTATAGGTGGCGTTGATACTGTGGACCCATCTGTTACGACTGCGGTAGAGTTGAACTTTACGTTCACCATAAGCTCTATGATAAGTGTTGGAGATAAGGTATACAAGATAGTAGGTGGCAGCCCAACAGTTGTTGGTCTTATAACATCTATATCTGGAAGTCAGATCATTGTAGATGCAGACGCATCAGGTATTATACCTGTTGCAGGGGACTATTTATTCTGTGTAAAAGACAACAAGGCGGAGTCATACGGAACCACTGGATATTTCTTGAAATACACGTTATCTAATACATCATCTAATTTTGTTGAGTTATACGGCATTGGATCTAGTTTATTCAAGAGTTTTCCATAAATTTTTGTATATTTGCACTTATAATCATTAACAATTAAACTATGGCAATAGATCCTATAAGCATGGGACTTCAGGTTTTAGGTTCTGGATTTAGTATATTTCAAGGGATACAGGCTAAGAAGGAGGCTAAGAAGGCTGAAATGAGAGCTCGAGAGAGAGTTTTAAAAGCTGAGAGAGAGGTCTCTAGAGTTGAAACAGAAGGACTTCAAGTTCCTTTAGAGGCATACGAAATACAGACACAAAGTTTAATGGCAGCTCAACAAGCAGCCTTACAAGGTATGAGAGAGTCTGGTCAAAGAGCGCTTCAAGGTGGGGTTCAAAGACTTCAAGAGGGTGTTGTTAGATCTTCAGAGGGGATACGTCAAAACATGGCTAAAGACATATATGGTAGAGACGTGATGATTGCTAAAGAAAAAATTGATGATTCTAAGTCAATAGCAGGTATCAACTTAAAAGTAGCTGAAGGAGAAACGGCTAAAGCACAAGACCTTAATCAGATGGGTGCTATGCAGATATCATCTGGTGTTAAAGGTTTTTTAGGAGCTGGAGCAAAACTATATGAAGGTAGCGACTTGTTTTCTAAAAGACAAGGTGAATTAGCTGGAGGACAGAAAGCATTAGAGATACAATCAGCTGGAGGTATGGACCTCGGAGAGGGAGTTACTAACGCTAGACAAGCCAGAAGAGCTATGCAAGATATGGGATACACTGGCGAACAGATCGCTGGATTAGGTATGGGTATAGTACCATTTACCCCACAGCAGATGGCAGGTTTACAATCAATAGGATTTTAATAAGAGATGAGTTACGGATATAAAAGAAGTACCACAGAACAACTACAGAACTCTGTAATTGACTGGGCTGGGATAACTAAGAATGTTTCTGATAGAATAATCAAGGAGACTGAGAGAAGGGATAACCTAAAGGCTGAGTTAGAAACAACTTACAATAATCAGTTAGATACTCTAAATGATTATCAACAAGGTCTAGACGTAGAGGCTAATGCCTTTATGATGCAACAGGTCCAAAACCACAAGGCTTTTTTGAAACAAAACCATGACCTTATGAAGTCTGGTCTAAGATCCGTTAACGATAACAAGCTTATACAAACCAACGTAAAGAATACTTGGACAAGGTTAAATTCTGCAATGAAGGGACACCAAGAGGCATTCAAAAAGTTTTCAGAGAGTGGTAAGACAGGGGACTTGGCATTGGCCGAGTTTTTAGCTGATAGCATAAACGTTAAGGACAAGCAAATATATTTATCTGAAACTGGTGAGGGATACCTCGCAGCTGTGGATGATAAGGGTGTTATTGATAAGAGTAGCCTACAGGCTATCAGGTCTATAGAGCAGGTTCAAGCATCTGAATGGGATTCCATAGATGTCAATGCGGCTGTGATTAAAGACGCAAACGGAGCTGCCGTATGGAAGGAAGCTTTTTCATCAACATTTGATGTAGAAAATGTTAGAAATAATCCTGCATTTAAGGAGTGGAAGGAAAACACCATAACAAAGTCTCTAAACAACGATCAAAGATTATTCTCTGTACTTACAGACTACATGGGTTACGACTATACATACAATCCAGATGAGGTTGACGAGAATACTGTGTTGTTGAAGAAGGACAAGAACAACGGGTTTCCTACACCTGAACTTACTGATAAACAAAAAACTAAAGCCCGAGAAGCTTATGGTAACGCACTAGAGATGGCTCTAGGAAAAAAAGAAGACAAGCAATATGTTGCGCCTACTAGTCAAACGTCTAAACTACAGGAAGAAGCGAATGTAGTAAAAATTATAGATGACTTTGTTGTAAGAGGTCAGTACTCTGGATTAAAAGCTACGCTTGGTCAGGTTGCTAGCAATGTAACACTTGATGAAGAAAGTAAAACATTAACAGTTGAACTTTTAGGCGGTCTAGTCAAGACTATAGATTTAACAAGACCACAAAGAGATATTGGAGTAGAAATAGCTGGTATAATAAATCCTAAAACAGCTGGAACATACAGAAATAAAGGAACAGGATCGTTAACATCAAATGTGAACCAAAAAGCTTTAGATACTACGACATATACACCTATTAGTACTAAGACGAAGTTGAGTAGTTCAGAAATAGACACATTTAATAAGCAATTATCTGATGTAGCTGGTAAAGATGCATTTGGAGAAACTGTTTATACTTCTAGACCAGATGTTGAGATTAAATCAGCAGTAACAGCTGTTGCAAGAAAGCTACAATTAGATCCAAACCAAGTGACTGTCACAAATGGTGTAATGATGTATGGAGATACACAATTAGGAGCTATAGGAACGGTTACAGGTACTGAAGTAGCTCAAAAATTAGAAACGATAGCTAGCGGTAAAAAAGGTAAGTTTGACGATTTAGGTACAGGAGAATAAATAATAAATCAAGTTAATGAAAGAGTTATACGATAATCTTTTTAAATCAGGTGACTACACAAAGTCGTTTGAAGAGTTTGTTAATCAATTTGGTGATACAGAAAAATCCAAGGTTTTATACAACGCACTAAACGAAGCAGGTGACTATACAAAATCATTTGAAGAGTTTGTTGTTCAGTTTGGATTCGGTGAAAAAAAAAAGACAGACGACACCTCAAGTTCTACTTTGGAGACGGAAGATATGGTTTCCACTACAGAAGAGGATCCAACAGATGGGTCCTTGGATTCTTCAGAAGTAACTGAAACATCAATACCTCAAGTAACTACACCAGAGGTTGAGGATGATTACGAGTATTTAAAAGATGACCTTTTAAAACTTGAAGAGATAGAGACAGCCTCAACTCAGACTTATACCCCAGGTGCTTCTGCTAGGGCTAGGGCTATGCGAGAAAAAAACAGAGAGGTAGATCCTATATTAAAAAGTAAACTATTATCTGACCACAATATTTCTAGCGCTCTAGAGTTTAACGTTATAGATGACAGAACCTTAGATGCTGCATTAAAGGGAAATAAAAACGCATTAAAAACCATACAAAGCCTATCTAGAAAAAGAAAAGAGGAGTATCTTCAAGAGATACAAGAAAAAAGACTAGACAAACAAAACGCTTACGAGGATTCATCTAATCTTAACGCATATGAGGTTACTGAAGACGAGAAAACAAAAAAAGATCAAGCGGTAAAAAAAGTCAACGACTTCAATAAAGAAACAGAAAGACTCTTAAGTCAAATAGAAAACCCTACAGAAGAGCAGTTAGCTGAAATATACCAAAGAGATGGTGCTCCAACGGAAGAAGAGTATGATCTAGCAGAAGACTTCATTACACCAACTGGTTTTGAGGATTCGGACATTGATGACATGTATGACAGTCAAAGACTAAAAAACATAAAAGGTTTTAACGCTAAGGATTTTGACGGATATCTTTCAGAGATGGGATATAAAGAAAAATACAAACAGTTATTAGATGACGAGGTAGTTTCAGAAAACGGCAGATTCTATGATATAAGCGGTAATTACAATCCAACATTAGCTTCAGAAAGATTAAAGTTTCAGTATCTATCAAATTATATTAATGATAAGGTAGAAAGGAATGTAGAATCTCAAATATTAAAGTATCAAGCAGAAAACGACGGTAGACATCCTTCATTTGACGGTGTTAAGATAGATTTTAGCACAGGATTAGATGATAAAGCAATATCTTCATATGTGGAAGAGCAATTTCCTACATTAACATCTTATTTAAAAGACAGAGATAGAGAGAATCAAAAAAACTACCAAGAATACTTGAATGGCGAAAACCCTTGGGTAAACCAGTCTGTAAAACAGGGCTGGAGATCGGTAGAAGATAGAATATCTAGCTTCTCAGAAGGTGTTTATGAATTCATAGGAATGAGTAATACCGCTGACGAAATAAGGATGAGCGCCGCTCAAACAGAATTAGAAAGAGATGATTTCATGAGGTATACATATGCTTCTGGAAAAAAGGCTACTATTGATGGAAGAGAGTATGGAATTGATGAAAGAGGTCAAATATATGATCTTCAAATAAAAAAGAATGTAACGCAAGTACTAACAGAAGATCAAGAAAAATCTATAAGAAAAAAAGTTGAGGGAAGTGATGAAACTTTTAAAAGCTTTAGTAGTGCAGGAGCTGTAATAGCAACATCTGGAATAGCAAGTGATATGGTCTTGCAAATAGCCTTAACACGTGGTGTGGCAAACTTAGGGGCTGGAGGATCAGCTTTTTTAGGTGCTTTTGATAAAGGTTCTAAGGTTTTAAATGTGCTGAGTAAAATACCTATGAAGGCTAATACGGCTTCAGCTATGATAGCACAGGGTACTTTGTTTGCAACAAATATGTCAAGTGATGCATATAAAAAAGCTATAGAAAATGGTGTTGATCAAGAGACGGCTGAAGAAATAAGACAGTTAGCATCTGGACAAGGTTATGCACTAGGAGCTTTAACAGCGCCTATATCTACACAAGTTACTGCAATGAACAAAATATTTGGAGAACAAGGCTCTAAAAAAATAAGTGAATCAGTTGTAAGAATATATCAAGAGAGCGGTAAAAAAGGTGTTAATGCTTATTTTCAAAAAGTAAGACAAAACATAATACAAAATTATCCTGTATACTTCAGAGAGAGTGGAAAAGAAATGTTCCAAGAAAACGTTCAGCAAGCTGGACAAGCTTTCATAATAGCTGATAATGTAAATGAATTAGCTGGGAAAGAAATTATGATGAACACCATAACAGGTGCTGAATATACTAACACTACAATACTAGCAGGTATGGCAGGGTTACTAATGCCTTTTGGAGGCGACTTAACTTCAGCTACAGGAAGTAGCTTAAAGGCTTCTTTTAGACCTGGTGAGGCAGCTATAGATAGAATGGAAGCATTACATGCTTTGTCTAGAAATTCTAAAAAAACAAAGGAGTTATTAGACGGCATGGTTAAAAAAGGTGTTTACAGTCAAGAGCAAGCTGATAACATAATTTCAGACGTAGATGTTTACTCTAAAAACATAGGAAGAGTACCTCCTAATCTTACACCTGAAACCTCTTTGAAGGTAATGGGTTCTTTAGAAAAAATAAACCAACTAGAAAATCAGAAAAAAAATCTTGATCAGTCATTTCATGCAGATATAGATAAAAAAATACAAGATATCAGGACTCAAGTAACAAAAGCTACTGAGTTTGATTATGTAAACATAAAAGGTAAAACAAAGTTAAAAGAGGATGCAGGGAAGCAATTAACTAAGGAGGCTGAAGAAAGAGGAGAAAAGGATTTTACTATCGAGGATAGCGCTATAACAGAAAGAGCTATTGATAACTTTAGTAAGATGACAATTGAAGAGAAGCTTTCATATACAGATATTCAAGATGCCATTCAAGAGCAAGAAACAAGAGAAGTACCTGATGCTAAACCAGCCGAAGGTGTACAAGAAGTGGAAGAAGAAGTACGGATCACTCCTGAAGAAGAAGCGGAAGTAGAAACTACGCCAAAGGTAGAGCCACTTAAGACTACTAAGCCTAATAAAAAATTAAAAGATGCTTTTGATGATAATACCATAAGTGAAGAAGACTTAGAGGCGATGACTCTTTATGCGTTAAATAAGAAGCAAAATGGAAAGAGACTAACTCCGTTTGAGAAAAGACTTCTAGAGGACACTTCCGTGGAGAGAACTGAACAGATAGCTGATCTTCAAATAAAATTAGAGGACAATATAAAAGCACTGCGTGAAGAGGAACTTGACCTTAGGACTGAAGCAGCTAGAAAAAGAAAAAAAGCAGAAGAAGAAGTAGAGACTAAAAAGTTTGAAGATGACGATGTTGTTTTAAAGGAAGAAACATTTACTGTAACTGATGAGTTTGGTAATAAAACCGTAACAACAGTAAAAACAAATTTAGATGGTTCTTTAAGAAAAGCGGAGGTTGAAAGTTTTGATAAAGACGGAAACAGTCTTGGTAAAATTACAGGCGCAAAACTTGCAGACAATGATATCGTTGTTAGAGATGGATTAACTGCAGAACAATTACTAACACAGAGATTACAAGAGGGTGAGGTAATTGAAAAGACATCAGAGAGAAGTGGTAATGAAATAAACAATCCTAAAAAGACAGCACAATTAACTACTGACCAAAAACAAAAGCTAGGTATAGAAACCGAAACGAAAAAAGAAACGAAAGTATCTGAAATAGATGAGGTAAAGGTCACGGAAGAAAAAGTAGTACCATCTGGTAAGAGATTATTTAATGATCCAAACCCTGAAACTACAGAGATATCTAAGAAATACAAGAAAGATAGAAATATCGAAACACCTGATGGTACTCCTGTTACTTCTATTGATAAAAACAAATCAAAAGAAATAGCTGATGTATTTGAATCTTTAGAAGATTCTCCTAACGATCCTAAAGTTCAAGAAGCATACTCTGCTATGGCAGACGAAACAGCTGAACAACACAAAGCGATTATTGAGGCTGGATATGAGGTTGAAATATGGAAAGGAAAAGGAGAACCTTACGCAAACTCTCAGGAAATGATTGAAGATGTTCGTGAAAACAAACATATGTACATATATTCTACTGAAACTGGTTTTGGAGATGCTGCAATAACAAAAAAACAAAGACAGCAAAATAAACTACTTCAAGACTCTGGATTCAAAGATAAAAATGGAGAAACTTTACTTTATAACGATTTGTTTAGATTTGTTCATGACTTTTTTGGACACACAGAAAGAGGTAATGGTTTTGGGCCTGTTGGAGAAGAGAATGCATGGGATGTGCACTCAAGAATGTACTCGCCATTAGCTAGAAGAGCTATGACTAGTGAGACAAGAGGTCAGAATAGTTGGGTTAACTTTGGCCCTAAAATGAGAAACAAAAAGGGAGAGTTAATAAAAAAAGGGGAAGAAGGATATCTTTCTCCTAAAGACAGACCTTTTGCTCCACAAAAAATGGCGTTGATGCCTGAGAAATATTCAGAGTTGTTACCTGAATCTAAAGGACCTATTGATGAGAGTGAACAAACTCAAACAAAAAAAGACCCTAAGAAATCACTTGAAAAGACAAAGAAGGACTTTGAACAAAGCGAACAAGCTTTAAAAAATAGAGTTAAGAAGCCGACGTTTAAACAAAAATTAAGACTACTTAGAGAAAAAATATTTGATAGACAGACCAGAGTAAAAGATTTATTGAAAGGCGTTGGAAACAAGGAAGCAACAAAAGCTAAAAACCTTTTAGTAACAAAAGCTGGCGCAACTGGTTTTGCTAACTTTAGATTTAAGAAGGCTGACGATAAAATATATAAAGGACTAAAGGATCAAGATCTGAAAACCCTAGACCATATCATATACCTACGAAGATTAAAAGCTATAAACGAAAATAGGAAAGCTCAAGGTAAAGAACCTTACGTAGGTATTAATGACACTGATTATGATACGGCTGTTGCTGCTCTTAGAGGTTATGAGGAAGAGCTTGGGGATAAAAAATACAAAGACTTTGAATCTAGAGCAGATAAGTACTTTGAATCTATGAATGAAAGTTTGACTAGGATGAAAGATAGCGGATTAATATCCGAAGAGGTTTTTAATCAATTGAAAGACATTGACTACTCTCCTATAAAGACTTTAGACTATATAATACCAGATAATGCAGACGCTGCGGAAATAGATAGAATGGCTGAAATATCAGGTATGAAAGCAGACGTGATAAAAACACTTAGTGATAAAAACTTAAAAGATATTATAATGGACACTAGATGGTTGTTATCATCTAACCTAGGAATGATTGAAGCTAAAGTTTTTGAAAACAAAATGTTAAATGCATTTAGCGAAGCTGTTGAATCTGCTGAAGGAGACGTTAAGACTGAGATAGAAAACTATGTGTTACCTAATCCTGTGATAGGGAAAACAAAAGAAGGTAAGCCAAAAAGAAAATACGACAAGAAGACTCCTCCTGGATTTACAAAAGTTCACTTCAAGAAAGATGGAGTAGACAAGTATATGGTAATAGACAATGCTTATGCAAATCAGTTGCTAGATATAAAGAAAAGTTCAGATGTAAATTTAGGTAAGGTTGGAGATGCTTTAATTAATAAACCCGTTCAAGCTTTAAGATTTTTTGCAACATCAGGGAACCCTTTATTTATTGTAGGAAACACAGCTGTAGACTTTCAAAACATATTATTCTTATCGGATGTATATTCAAATAATAAATTTAAAGGAGGAGCAGAACTTGCTTTTGATTTTGTAAAAGCATTTGGATCCAAAGTAAAAGGCACAAAGGAATACAAAAAGATATACGAAGAGTTTATGGAGCATGGCGGTGCAATGGACTATCTATCTACAGATGGTTTAAAAGCAATAGGAGGACGTAGTAAAGCTAAATCCGCTGCTGGAAAAGCTTTTCAAAGTTATGGAAATTTTATGTCTTACTTAGGTGAAACTTCAGAGGTATCATTTAGAATAGCCGTATATTCTAAGGTTAAAAACAATTTACTGAAGGATTTTAAAAAAGAAAACGGACGAGAGCCAAGTAAAGAAGAAATGGAAGACATTATGTATGAATCCGTTAGAGAGGCTAGAGAAACCATTGACTTTAGTCAGGGAGGATCTATAGTTAAGTCTGCTGACAAGATTCTACCATACTTAAACGCAGGTACTCAAGGTTTGAGAAAAGGCATAGACTATGCAGCAAAAAACCCAAAAGGTTTTGCTTCTAGTATGTTACAAGCTATGATAATGGCAGGAGGAGCTAGTGCAGCTTCTATATTTATGCTTCTTAGAATGTTTGATGATGATGAGGATCCTAAAAAGGTTTTGGACGTTTTAAACTCAATAGGCGACTATGAAAAATCAAACTATCATATATTATTTACTGGACAAAAGGATGAGAACGGTGAGTACAGATACTTAAGAATTAAAAAACTACCCACAATCGGTATAGTCTCAACAATAGCAGAACAATTAACAATAAAGGCAATACTAAAAAGCAGAGGTATTGATTACGATGTAAATGATAAGGCTTTGAAAAAATCCGCAAGCGGTATCTCTCCTATAGATGTGACTCAAGGTCTACCAGGTTTAATAAACAGAAACCCACTTGCTGCGGCTGTTTTAACTTATTCATATAACTATGATCATTTTTATGGTCAAGACGTATTCAAAGGACCTAGAAACAAGAAAATACTACCATCAGCTGAGGGATTGCTAGACGACAGGGTTGATCAGGTATATAAGGACCTAGGTCAGGCTTTTGGATTTTCACCAAAAAGAAGTAAGGCTGCTGTCGAGAAGATAATAACATCAGAAACAACAAACCCATCCATAGGGCTTGTATATTCGTTTTACGACACCATGAGAGGGGTGGTTGGAGAGACTCCTACAAATAACGAGATAGAATCTGTTGTGAGTAAAATGGTAAAGAATGCAGAAAAAAAGTTAGTAAGATCAACCAATAAAAAACTATTGAGCTATAAAGAGCAGGATGATGTTAAGGAAATGGAAACAAAGATGGAGACTGGAATATATCTAAAGGAGCAACAGGCTTATAATGATATTAGAAAGAGATACGAAAACAACGATCCGTTTACAAGTGAAGAATTTAAGCAATACATACTAGACAACTTTCCTAAAATAGATGCTAAGAAGTATGCTAAAAAATATGTAGCATATATTAAAAATATGAATGGAGATAAATCAATACTAGATATAGTTTTTGAAGACACTCCAGAAGTACAGGCTTATAGAATATATAAGAAGTTTGGTGATAGTTTTGATGAAGATGAAAAAAAAGAGATTGCAAAAGTATTTAAAGCTGCAAGAAGAAAGTTTTCAAAAAAAGCTCTATATATATACAATCAAAAATACAGAAAGAAGTAGGTGACTGATCCAAGCGATCAACCCGTTAAGGTTTAAAACAACAAGGTTCCACTGTTTACGTGAAGAGGTCTGTACCATAACACATATAAATCCTATGATGTAGAACACAGGGTCTATGGTCCACTGGGCAGCGATCAGAAAACCACTACCCATGTAACCAATTCTAGAGGCAAACTTTTGATAAGGAGTCAGCCTATTAGTATAAGCCATCAACCTTAGTATCTTGTACTTGTATTTACTTTTCACTTTCCTTGGTAAGTTCTGCAATAGCCTCTCCATAACCAGGCATCTTCTTGATAGTCTCAAGAGTGCCTATTGATAGTGTTCTAATGTTGGACAGCTCTGCGATTATAGCATCAACCTTCTTGTTTAGAAGATCCACTCTGCTTTGTTTTTTTGTCTTCATGTAGTAGTTGTTGTAACCTCCTGATCAAGTTGTAATCAGGCTGCTCTTTTAGTTTTTCCTTTAATATTTTTTTATATATTTTTTTCACTTTCCAAGTATATCTGTAGTGTAGCTAATGCTCTCCATGCAACCTTTGCTAAATGCAGGTACCCATCATCATCTATAGGATCCTGTGTGTGATCTATAAGATGACGTACCAATGCGTCTGCATTGTCTGTACTCTTGTTCTTATCCCAGTGAAGGGGTTTGTCAGGGTGGTGCTGATTGTTGCCCGC